TTATTTTTCAGGAAATACTGACCCGCCATTGAGCGGGTTTTTTTAATATCCAAAAGAGAGTCTATTTGGAGGATAGAAATAATTACAAAGGGACGGACTTGTCAAACCTGTAATGCTACTTGTTGCCATATGATTGTCAGTTATAAATACACCTTAGAAGCAGAGGCAAAACATGAGTTGGCAGCAAAAATAGCTGCCATTAAAGGTGAAGATTACTACTCAACAAAAAGTCCTATGACTTACAGTCATAAGGAATTGCTATCTTATGGAATGGTAGAAGTAATATCTCCCGATATTGGCAAAAGGTGTGTCAGACTTACTCAAGAGAAGAAATGCTCACTACAACATCATAAACCTAAATTATGTCGTTCTTATTGGTGTCATGGGAAACTTTGGAAACCGAAGGAGTTAGCCAATGCCGCTACCAAAACCCTGGACAGATGAGACTGAAAAGGAATTTATAAGTCGCTGCGTGGGTTCGGATATTATGCAGCAGGATTATGATGATAATGACCAGCGTTTAGCTGTTTGTTATAGCCAATGGCAAAGAAATCAGGAGGGCAAAACTATGGAGCGAAAAGTTGTTAAGTTTGAAATCAAAGCGATAGACGAGGCAAAGGGCATAATTGAAGGATATGGCTCGACATTTGAGCAGGAGCCAGACAGTTATGGAGATGTGATTGACCCTGGAGCTTTCACAAAAACACTCCAGGAGAACCGGGATAGCATCGTTAGTCTATTCAACCATAATATCATGGAGCCTATCGGTAAGCCAGAAGTAGAAGTGGATGGCAAGGGGTTGTTTACTAGAATCCATTTGGTTAGAGGTGTCCGAAAAGCTGAGGAGACATTACTTCTTGCAAAGGCAGGGGTTATAAAAAGAATGTCCATCGGTTACGATACCATCGTCTCGGAAATGGTTAAAGGTATTCGCCATCTGAAAGAAGTCCGTCTATATGATATTTCGCCGGTGATATTTGCTGCTAATGCTAATGCTACGATTACTGGAGTCAAATCAAACAAAGATATTATTGCTGAAGCCAAAGAAACCATCAAGGCTCTTCAGGCACTTCTTGATAAAACTGAAGGAAAACAGGAGCCGGCCCAGGCCACTCCTGGACCAGAGGTCAAACAAGAAGCCGCAGATATGGAGGGTATCCTGAATGGTATTGAAGCCGAGCTTGCTCACTTTGATACCGAACAAGCTGAGGCTAGGCTAGACCAAATATTGGATAAAATAACATTGGAGGTAAAATAAAGTGCCTGAGTTAAAAGAACTTACAGATAAAATCCAAACCACATGGGAGGCCATGAAAGCTAAGAACGATGAGATTCTGGCCGAAGCTAAGAAAGTGGGAGAGGGGAGAGCCGAGGAAAAGGCGGCCTGGGACAAGATGAACGCTGCCCTGGATGCTCAGAAGAAACAGCTCGACGATATTGCACTGAAGGTCGCACGACAGGGTATTATCCTACCTGGTATCGCCACTGGTAAGTCCGAGGAAGCCAAAGCCTATGACGCTGCTTTCTATAAATGGCTGAGGGGTGGCAGTAAGGGCATGGATGCCGATGGTTTTAAGGTGCTCAAGAACGCCATACCCGCTGAGAGGAAGGCGCTTATTGAGAACACCGCCGGTCTATATCTGGTGCCTGAAGATATGGAGGCCGAAATCATGCGGGCTGTTCCCCAGATTAACACTCTGAGAAACTATTGCCGTGTGAGAGCGACTTCCAGGGATAAAGTTGGTATCAATTCGGCCACTGAGGTCTCTATCGGTTGGGGCAAGTTGGAGACCGGCACCGAAATCACCGAATCGACTATAACTCCGTCCCGTGACACCATCTACGTTGAGGACTTATATGGCCTGACCAAAGTCGGTGAGGATGAGCTTCAGGACACCGATGCTAATCTGGCTGCCTTGATAGTCGATTCCTTCGCTGTGGCAATTGCCAATGAGGAAGCCAAGCGGTTTGCCATCGGACGTGGCCATACCACCTACAGCGAGCCGGACGGCATCACCCTAGAAAGCATCACCCACACCAACTGGACAACGGCTGACACGATACTTATCAATGATATGCTGACCTGTGAATATGGCCTGGGTGCTCAGTACCTGAACGGTGCTATCTGGCTAATGAGTCGCACTACAGAACTGAATGCCAGGAAGCTCCGTGCCGAGGTCGCTGCAGGTTACTACGGAAATTACCTGTGGCAGCCTTCTTTGATGGCGGGTCAGCCCAACAACTTTGATGGTTTCCCCATCATCAACCAGAACGATATGGCCGCATCCAGTGGGACAACCGACCTCATCAGTGTCGTGTTCGGCAACTTCAAACTCGGTTACATGATTGTGGACCGGGCTGGGATTGCCATTCAGAGGCTTGACGAGCTTTACGCTGAGGCTGGGCTTGTCGGCTTTAAGGTCAAGAAGAGAGTCGGCGGCGGTGCTTACCGCACGGCTGCCTTCTATGGCATCGGCAACGCCAACACCTAGACCTAATCTTGATTGAGGAAATAAGGGGGAGGTGAGAGCCTCCCCCAATCAAATAAACGGAGGTAAAACAATGGGACTTTTAGCATATCAGCCAATAGATGCAACAATCACGGTCACAAAAGCTGGTAGTGGTGCGAATACCTGCGCCATACAACTCCTGGGGGCGAATGGCGAAGACCTGGCAGTACCAGCAATGGTGAACTTCTACCTGTCCTCGGATAGCGAGGGTCTGGTAAAAGCCATCGACGGTACAGATACCAGCGAAATTGCTATCGCTACCGATGGACTCCTGTTTGAGGATGACACCGATATTAGTGGTAGGCTGGTTAGTGAAGCAGATGGTGACATCGGGCTGCTAGTTACAGTCATTAGTGGCAAAAGTGCCTATCTCTGTGTGGTAACACCTGATGGGCGGCTGGTCATCTCTGATGAACTAACCTACGCTGCATAGTAGTTAATAAGGCAGCTAGAGGGACGGGGATAACCCCCGTCCCTCCCCCAGTAAGGAGATTATGGCACGGTTAGAGCGAGAGGCCAGGGATGCAAGGGTGAAGGAAACTGAGCGCAGGATGCAAAGGGGAATATATGGTCAACTCCCGTATCAGGTATTTATGATTCATGCTATTAAAGCACCATTATTGGATAATGTAGAAATTTTAACATCTCCTGAATCTAGTAATGCGGACAAATTCAAAGCCCTTCTCGGGTTGAGGAAAGTCCTTAAAAATTTTGAGAAGTTTCCTGAGCCTATAAAGGGAAATACCTGGCACCCGAACTCACACAGACTTATTGAGCTGAGGGATGAGTTCTTTAAGCGTCATCAGCATTTTCCCTTCAGGCATCTAATTCAAAAGGGTATCAAATTTGGCATCATAATTTATGACTATGACTGCCCATATCGAGACATGGGAGACTGGGCAAAGGCAGAACTGGACAAGAAGGGATTGGGTTGTCTCAGTGAAATAAGGGGCGAGTTTTTCAAGCACTGTGTGGGGCTTGCCCCTGGACGTCTCAACTTCATGCGGCAAGTCTTCAATTTGGGAATTATCGTCTATCGCTCGCCTTATAAGGGTATGATGGACTGGGCATGGGAGAGATTAAAAGCTATGGGATGGACTCCCAGGGGAACGATGGATTTAATAGGGCATGAATGGGAATGGTGGAAAGAATAAAAAACCTGCCAGCATTGGCAGGAACGGGGAACTTCTGGCAGAGTTACTCCTCAGCTCACCAGAAGTTCCCCACTAAAAGGAGAGTATATGAGAATAAGACTGCTTAGGAATATCCGCATGGCAGGGGCAACATCGGTAGAACTACTGGCTGGTTCGGTGGTAAATGCCATGCCAGATGTTGCTGATAAATGGATAAAACAGGGTGTGGCTATGGAAGATAAGTCAATCGAGCCAAAGGAAGCAAAATTGGAAGAAACTCACCAATTCCCAGACAAGAGTTTGGATGGAGCAAGTGAGACGAAGGCAATTCCCATATCAGTTCCCAAAATTAGGAGGAAAAAGAAATGAAAATAAAAATGAAGGTTGAGGTCAGTTCTGGTAGTCGCATTTATCTTCCTGAAGAGATAGTGGATATCTCCGATATCAAAGCCGAGGAGTTCATAAGGAAGGGGTTCGCAACTCGCTTTGAGGGAAAGGCAATTGAAGTGATAACAAATGAGCAAAGTAAGAATGCGATTGTCATGGTGAAGAAGGGGATGAAGAAGAAGTGACAATCAATACCGAGAAATTTCAGGTTCATGGTCTTGTCCCCGATTACACCATGATATTACGGGATGCAGATGGTGTGGAGGTTGGTAAGGTAGTTTGGGAGGATGGGAAAGCCAGTTTTAGAGGTAACATTAGCCAAACTACGGCTGTGATGATGGAAGCCTTGAAGCCGCTTATTGCTGATGATTTTAACAGGAGGTAACAATGGAAATCAAAGAAGGTGCTAAACTAAAGGGTAAGTTTGAGATTGAAATCAGGGACGAAAACGGCAATCTCATCTCAAAGAGCGAATGCCATAATATCCTTACGACTGAGGGGTTAAATTCCCTTCTGAACATCATGCTCCACGCTGCGACTCAGATAGCTACTTGGTATTGTGTGATGTTTGAAGGTAATACCACTCCTGCTGCTGGCGATACCTATGCTGTGCCAAACTGGACTGAGTACCAGACCTATGATGAGACAGTCAGGCCAGCGTATGTAGAGGCTGAGTCAACTGCCAAATCCACAACCAACTCAGCTAACAAAGCGGTATTCACGGCAAATGCCACCAAGACGCTCTATGGAGCTG